CAAGTCGACGCAGGCGAGGACTGGGTCGAGTACGAGTTCGCCAGTGGGAATCGCTGGCGCGACACCGGTATGAACAAGTATGCGAACACCTTTTAAGGAGCACGAGTATGAGCCTGACCCTTCGTCCATATCAAAGCGGTGCCATTCAAGGTATCTACAACTACTTTCACGAGGCCACGGGGAACCCCCTGGTAGTGATCCCGACCGCCGGTGGCAAGTCACTGGTGATGGCGACCTTCGTCGAGGGCGTGCTCAAGGCCTATCCGGACCAGCGCATCCTGATCGTGACCCATGTGCGGGAGTTGATCGAGCAGAACTACACCGAACTCAAGAAGCTCTGGCCGCAGGCCCCCGCGGGCATCTATTCGGCCGGTCTCAAGCAGCGCGATATCCATGCCCGGATCCTTTTTGCTGGCATCCAGTCGATCCACAAGCGGGTCTATGACGTTCAGCAGTGTGACCTGGTGCTCATTGACGAGGCGCACCTGATTCCGCGCTCGAGCAACACCATGTACCGGCGCTTCCTGTCTGACCTAGCCCGGCTCAACCCCCAGATGAAGGTTATTGGCCTTACCGCTACGCCGTACCGGCTGGACTCCGGACTCCTGCATGAGGGCGATGACGCCATCTTCACTGACATTGCCTATGAGGTGTCGGTGCGCGAGTTGATCGATCAGGGCTACCTCTCCCCGCTGATCTCCAAGCGTATGGCCACCCAGATTGACCTGACCGGCGTGGGCACTCGAGGTGGCGAGTTCATTGCCAAGGACCTAGAGGCGGCGGTAGACAAGGACTCAATCACCCAGGCCGCCGTTGACGAAATCTTCTCCTACGGCAAGGACCGCAAAAGCTGGCTCATCTTCTGCGCCGGTGTGGACCATGCCTACCATGTGCGCGATGCGATTCGTGCGCGCGGCGTGAGCTGCGAGACCATCGTTGGGGACACGCCCGGGGCGCAGCGCTTGGCCATCATCAACGACTTCAAGGCCGGCAAGATTCAATGCCTGACCAACGCCAATGTGCTGACGACCGGGTTCAACGCCCCGGGCGTGGACCTCCTGGCGATGCTGCGGCCCACAAAGTCGGCGGGGCTGTATGTCCAGATCGTAGGTCGCGGTTGTCGGTTGGCGCCTGGTAAGACCGATTGCCTGGTCTTGGACTTTGCCGGCAATATCGCTCGCCACGGCCCCATTGATGCCGTCAAGCCCAAGCGCCCCAAGGGCGGTGAGGATGGCGTCGCACCCACCAAGGCCTGCCCCGAGTGCGACAGCATCGTGCACGCCTCGGTGCGCACCTGTCCTGATTGCGGGCATGTGTTCCCGCCGCCCGAACTCAAGATCGACGCCAAGGCCAGCAACCTGGATATTTTGACCTCTGGTAAGTCAGAGTGGGTGCCGGTCACCCGGGTCTCCTACGCCCGACATGACAAGCCGGGCAAGCCGCCGTCATTGCGCGTGGACTACTGGAGTGGGCTCACGCACCACAGCGAGTGGATCTGCATTGAGCATCAGGGCTATCCGCGCCAGAAGGCGTCCTCCTGGTGGGCAAACCGTGCCCAAGGCTTGCCCTTGCCCCGGCGGGTGGATGAAGCGATCGCCTGCGCACCCAAGTTGCGCTGTCCCTCCGAAATCGCCGTGCGCCCTAGTGGTCGCTACACCGAGATCGTCGGGGCCCGGTTTCCATGATGTGCGTGATCTGCCGCAGGGATGCCCGCGGCTATGGATTCGCACCTCGCTACATCCGTGAGGACGCGCCAGACAGCAAACAGTGCTCTCGGCGCTGCCAAAACATCACTGCAAGGTTAAAGGGAATGATTGATCCAAACAAACACGAAACCAATGCTCTGGCAGCCGCCAGCATGAGCGCGGGCGCCTATGTCGAGGAGATCGGAAAGACCGATCTTGCAAGCTGGACCGAGCAGGAGTGGGCGACGCTCATCGATGTGGCTGTCACCGCATTTCAGGACTTTCTTCGCCAGGCCTATGCCGATGACCCACCGATTTGAGGAGCGCCATGACAAACAAGAATTACATGGCGCAACTTGGCGCCACCCTGGTCGATCGCGGCTTTCCGATCCTGCCGATTCAACCCAACACCAAGAAGCCGGGGCTGTACAAGCTTGGCGCTTGGCACGAGTACCCCAAGTGGAGTCGACATTGCGAGCGTGACACCACCGACAACGAGGTCGACATCTGGGGCAACTGGCCAGAAGCGGGCATCGGTATTGCCGCGGGCCGGGTGATCGGCATTGACATCGACATTCTTGATTCGCCCACCATCGCGCTCGAGATGGAAGCACTCGCCAAGCGGATGCTGGGCGACACACCTGCGGTACGCATTGGCCATGCACCCAAGCGCCTGCTGGTCTACCGGGCCGTGCAGCCGTTTTCTGGATTCAAGTACCCGCCGATTGAGGTGCTTGGGGTCGGCCAGCAGTTCATCGCCTATGGCATCCACCCCGATACCGGCAGGCCCTACGACTGGCCTGTGAGCACCTTGGCTGACCTGAGCCCTGATGAGTTGCCCGGCATCACGGAGGCCCAAGCCCGGGAGTTTGCTAAGGAGGCATACCGCTTGATTCCGGCTGAGTTGCGTCCCAAGACCCTGGGCGTTGGCTTGCGTGCACCGATGGAGTTCGCCAACCTTCCTGAGCAGCGTGGTACCTATGAAGCTGTCGAAGATGCCCTCAGGCACATCGTCAACGCGGATCTGGATTACGACAGTTGGGTCCGTATCGGGATGGCTACCAAGGGAGCGCTCGGCGATGAGGGCTGGCCATTGTTTGAGGCATGGTCCGAAAGCTCGCACAAGAATGACCCCAAGACGACGGCACGCAGTTGGCGCAGCTTTGCCCCCCAGCGCATAGGCGCCGGCACGATCTACAAGCTGGCGCTGGATAACGGGTGGGAGCCCGACGCAGAGATGCAGTTGAACGGCGAAATCGTCATGAACGGGCATCACCCGGCGCGTGAGTTTCTGCAGGCGCTGCAAGCCGCTGACCCTATTTCCATTGAGCCCCATGAAATCTCACTGCCTCCACCCAAGCCTATGCCGGTCGGTTGGGATCAGGTGGGGGGTGTGATTGCAGACATGATGGCTTTGATGGCAGCGACGGCCAAACGCCCTCAGCCGGTGCTCGCACTCGGTGCGAGCCTGTGTGCGATCGGGGCACTGATGGGGCGTAAGTACCGAACTGAGAGCAACATCCGTTCGAACCTTTATGTGGTTGGCATCGCCGAAAGCGGGGCCGGCAAAAACCACAGTCGTGTGGTGATCAACGAGCTGTTCCGCAAGGCCAACCTGCTGCAGTACCTGGGTGGCAACAAGATCGCATCGGGCTCAGGCCTGTTGACAGCCATCCAGCGCCAGCCTGCGATCCTGTTCCAGCTCGATGAGTTCGGGATGTTTCTCTCGGCAGCAGCCGACCGCAAGCGTTCGCCGCGCTATGTGTGCGAGATCCTGGACCTGATGACTGAGCTTTACACCACCTCAGGCACCACCTATTTCGGGGTCGAGTACGCCAGCACCCAACACAACAACGCCCACCGGGCTATTCACCAGCCGTGCGCCTGCATCTATGGCACCACGACGCCCTTGCACTTTTGGCAGGCGCTGCAGGCGTCCAACGTGGCGGACGGATCGCTTGCCCGCTTTCTGATCATGGAAAGCGAGGACGACTTCCCGGACAGCAACGAGGCGTTTGGCGTCATCGACCCGCCCCAAGACCTGATTGACCGGCTGATCCTTATCCACCAAGGAGGGGGCAAGCTCAATGGCAATCTCACGGATGTGGGTGCCATCGATGAGGTGCTGGTGGATCCCCGCGTGGTCCCGATGACTGCGCAAGCCAGAGCCACCTTCCGCCAGCTTGACCAGGAGTTGGTCGAGCGCCTTCGTACATCGCGAGGCACCGGGTACTCGTCCATCCTTGCCCGGATCGAGGAAAACGCCACCAAGCTGGCGCTCATTCGTGCGGTCTCGCGTGACCCAGTGGACCCCCAGATCGAGGATCACGATGCCGAGTGGGGGATCATGCTCTCGCGCCACTGTGCCGAACTGACCATCCGTGAGGCATCTGCACGGGTGTCCGAGAACCAGGTCGAGTCGCACCACAAGCGGGCCATGCAGATCCTGCGGGATGCGGGCATGGCCGGGATGTCAAAGAGCGACTTCACCAGACGCACCCAGTTCATGGACCACCGCCAGCGTGACGGGGTCTTGCGCACCCTGGCTGAGGCCGGGCTGATCGAGATGATGGCCTTGCAAAGCAAGGGTCGCCCGGCCCAGTGGATCAAGGTCCTATGAAGGGCGGGTGCCGCCCGGATGGGCTTGCTTCAGTAATTTCATCTTTCAAACCCCCCACTAGAGATACACATATAAAAAGTGGGGGCCTAGAACCTCGCGCGCGCGAAGCCCCCCAGACAGAGACAGAGAGAAGGAGAACTAGATTGAAATAAATAAATATTGAAATATCTCTCTACTACTCCAAGGCCCATGCACTTGTCGTTGAAAGATGAAAGATTGAAGCTGGCCCTGGCCACTGCCACGTGAGCCGCTTTGACTTCCCCGAAGCCGTAACAAAAACGGACATGAGGGAGCCGCACCAGCCCTGACCCGGCGATGCCTGAGCTCCTCCAGGTCGCTTGAACAAGTTGGCACGAGCGCTTGTTCGCACCCTTGGAGGACTTCCCCGATGTATCGCCCACAAGATTCACAATCCAACGCCACACCCCAAGCTGTTCTGGCGCTGGACCTGGGCACCACGACTGGCTGGGCTCTGAGCCTGCCGGATCGCTCGGTGACCCACGGCTATGTCAGCTTCAAGCCCCAGCGATTCGAAGGTGGCGGTATGCGCTACCTGCGCTTTCGTCGCTGGCTCGATGAACTCCTGGCCACGACGGCCCCGAGAGGCGCTGCATCCGGGCTGGACGCGGTTTATTTCGAGGAGGTGCGCCGTCACCTTGGAGTCGATGCCGCGCACGCCTACGGCGGCTTTCTGGCAACCTTGACCAGCTGGTGCGAGCACCAAAAGATCCCGTACCAGGGCGTTCCCGTGGGCACGATCAAGCGCCATGTGACCGGCAAGGGCAACGCTGGCAAGTCCGAGATGGTTTCTGCCGTGCATGCCCGAGGCTACCTGGTGGCCGATGACAACGAGGCTGATGCCTTGGCCGTCCTGGACTGGGCATTGGCGCAAGGCGCCGGGCGCACTGCAGGAGGTGCCCGTCATGGCTAAAAAACCGCTCACTCAACCCCTGGAGCACGGCAGCGTCGTTCACCTGGCCGGCGGCAGGCTTGCCGAGTGGAACAGCCTCGCCGAAGAGGGGACAAGCTACCGCACTGAGCACTTTCGCTGCATCGACTCCCTGGGCATCTTGCTGCGCAACGGTTCGATCACGCCTCAAATGCACGATGCAGGGCAGGACTTCAACAGAACCTTTGTCTTTGCCCAGATGGACCCGGCAGGTGCTCCACCGCTCACCCGCATTCCCGGTGGCCAGTGGAAGGACAGCATGACCGAGCGAGTGGTCTGGGCGCGCAAGCGCATGCACGAGGCGCTCGATGCGGTAGGCGGAATCAGCAGCCCGGGTGGCTGCGCCGTTTGGCATGTGGCAGGTCTGGGTCGCAGTGTGAAAGAGTGGTCAGCCGTT